AATAATGAAAGTGCTTCCTTATGAAACTTTTAGAGTCGCTAAAGCACAAGCACATTTATATTTATTTTGCGACCCTGACTGGTTCATATTCTTACGAAATGAATTTAGATTTGCAAAATGGGCCTGCTTTCGCACCCCTCTTATCTGGCTGAAGAAGGGAGGGATGCGTGCTCCTTGGCCGAAGGAAGGACCGCAGCGGAAATGGGAATGTCTCCTCTACGCAGTGAAGGGGAAGCGGCAAACGTTGAAGCTAGCGGGGGATGTGCTGGACTTCCCACCAGATGGTAATCTGGGCCATTCTGCGCAGAAGCCTGTCGCCCTGTTCCAGGAGTTGCTTAGCCGAAGCGTCCGCCCCGGGGATACAGTCCTTGATCCTTTCTGCGGAACTGGCCCGATCTTCCCGGCGGCTCACGCGCTGAAATGCGCAGCTACAGGGATTGAAATGGACACTGCCTCTTACGGGATCGCGGTGAAGAGAATTGAGGGGTTGGATAAACCACAGGAGCTACCGGAATGAGCGGAGACGGAGAATTAGTTTATGGAGAAGACTATAAAAGCTTCATTGAAAGCCAGGGTTATCGTGTAGTTATTCCAGCCGCCAATCAAATACAGATTGACATTGACACGACAGCGGATTTGGAACGCTATGCTATGGCAGCTGCAATATTCTTTAGTTACGTAGTCATACTCAATCGGACGCAGGATAATCGGATGCAGCAACCCTCGCTTCGATATTCCATCTGCAAACTCCTGTAGGAAGGCGGCAGGAAAGGTACGACGCTGGCGATCAGGGGAGATTACTATTTCGGAAATGGGAATTGTTTTCACTTACTTACTCCGGCAGGGGTGAAAAAGAGGCCGCCAGCTAACACAAGGGAAACCGGCGGCCGAGGAAGTCCGACTACGAAGGGAGGATCTGTGCAACCTTCTCCACAATATTCCCCTCGTACAGCTCGTGAGCCAGCTTTACTTTCACCGTCCGCCCTTGCAGCATCCTCCACGCGAACGGTTCCCCTGGATTGTTCATCCCGGTAGCGTCACGGTAATTCTTTTGCGCCCGATTCTTTCCCTTGCTATTGTCCAGCCCGCCTTGTGGGGTTAGGTCAAGGAAGGCCCGGTCGGTAAGTTGGAACTCTGGCGGAAGGCCGAGCGCCTGGATCTGCGGAGAGAATTGGAGCTTCAACGGAATAACCATGCTGATCCAGGGCTGGCCAGTTTGATCACCCTTCCCAATCACGCCGGAGTCGGTCTTGATTTCCCCTATAACAGCGGTGTAAAGGCCGTTGGCGTCGTCAGGATTTTCCGCCGGGATCAGGGGGCGCCTCTCGTTAACTTCCGTTTGCTGTGCATCCAGGAATTTCTGCGGGTCAAAACCACTCATTGTTTCACTCATGCTATTACTCCTTCAGTTGTTGGACAGATTAACGCTCTGTCGCGGGGGCGTTTGATGTTTAGTAATACGTTGTTTCTTTCCCTTCCAGTTTCACTTGAATCTCCGACTTCGCGTAAGAGGAATTGGGAACTGCGTGGATATACTTGTCGAGTTCCTCCATCACACGCTTCTGGGTGTAGCCTGCGGGGACACGGATGCGAACGCTTAGGGTTAGGATAGTGCGCTGACGGCGGCTCATTTTAACGCTTCCTTAAGTATAGTAATTGCTTGTTCCTCTTCAGGAACAGAGAAATGTAAGTAATAAAATATATCTATCCCTTCTCCCGCTTTCAAAGCCTCGTTTGCAGTCTTTATTGCCGCAATTAATTCTGGAAGTGTCATTTCACCACCCCCGCGCGCTTAGCCCACACGTCGAAGATCTGTGCGAAGTCGGGTGCAATTCCCGCCCGGTAGCCAAGACTCCGGGTCTTCACATCCACTCCATACTCCGCGGTGTCCCAGGTGAACTTCGCTCCGTCTCGCTTCGCGTAGATGACTTCGGAGAAGAGGGTGGGAATCTCCGTTGCAAGGGCCTTTCCGATCGCTTTGATCATGATCTTAGTCGACTGAGTAACCCCGTCGGTCTCTCTATCCACATGAGCAGTCATCACGAACGGGCAATCGCACCCCTGGGTAACGAGGCGAAGGAAGTTCATCAGGTTATTCTGCGCCACCCCGTAGTCGCCGGGGGAAGCCATTGGGCGGGAACCGATCTGCATCTTCATGGCGGCGTTGCTGGTCTCGGTAAGGGAGTCCATCGCGAATACACGCTTCAGCAGGAACTTGTCCACAGGTCCAAGGGACTCCCCTGTGCGATCGTCAATGAAGTCAGAACAGGATTTGAGTATCTTCCAGAATGCGTTGTTCTCTCCTCCCCGATTTCCGTCTACTGACTTAGCGAGGGACTCGTAGGACAGTTTCCCCACGTTGTCGGCGGCAGTCACTAAGGAAGCGAGGGAGATCGGCTTCGTCTGCTGCTGGTGCCAGTAGATGTTCGGCGGCGGCTCCACTCCTTTGTCTCGGAAGTATCCCAGGAAGGTCTCACTACTATTCTCAGTGAAGAGGATGGCGAGTTCAAATCCATTCTTCGTGCACCAGTCTGCAAGGGTGCCGAGGGAGTGTGTTTTCCCTGTGCCGCCGAGTCCCATTATGCAGATCTTCGGGCCGACGAGTGTGCGGGTATCTTCAATTGGCTCTGAATCAACTCTTAGTGTAGTGGGAAAACCTTGTGTTGCCGGGATTGTTGCAGTAGATAATATGGTCATTCTGGTCTTCCTTTCTCGTTCCAGTTAAGATGCAATTCTAACTCTCTTTTCAATAGCGCGGGTGGCATCAGATGATGTTCGTTCCAGCGGAGAACTCCGAAGAGACTCCCCGGCGGCATCTCTGGCATAAGCCAGTAAGGACACTTTTCGCAAGGCATTGTACAGCCGTTCCATTCCTTCCCCGTGTGGAACACCCTAGCCCATAACTCCCCGCAGTGGGGGCAGACGATGGCCCGGCTAACCCCGAAGAAAGAGGGGGAAGGACCCTCATGGCTTTGACTGTGCAGGAACCAAGTTAGCATTAGCTTTCTCCGGACAGTAGATGTAGGAAGTACGCTTGCGAGTATTGAGATTGATGATGCAACCTTGCCACTCGACTTCGGCAGAGTCCTTCGCGGGGAAAAGGATAGTGATGGGGAATACTTTCTTAGTTGTGATTCTTTGCTGTTCCACTTCCCAGGCACCTCCGATAGCAAAACTCGCGCCTATAGATAAGATAGATATAAGTAAGAAGAAGGAATTTTCTCTCACTTCGCATCTCCCAGTGCGCGGATGGCTGCGGCGCATATTATGTATGGTGACTTCGCATGGTCTAAACGTGTATCGGCAATTCCGCCGCATACCTTCGCGCATTCCTCCCGTACAGCAACGGCGACGGCTTTAAGTGCTTCGCGATGCACTTTATAAGCGGGCTTCTTCCCTTTGTTTGCATCCACAAAAGCATCGTATATATTTTCCACGTCGATCATGTCAGCCCCTTGAAAAGGTGCTTGATGCTGTCCCATGCGGTAGCCGGGCGAACGGAGCAACTACCGTCTGAATATCCCTCGATAATGTATGAAACTCCCGGATAACAAGTGAATGGCTCTGGAAGAATGCATTCATTGTCCCCGCCAATAATCCTAGACTGGAACGGCGAAGTAAATGTCATTTTTCTTTCGATCATGTCAGTCCTTCGGCGGTTGCTCTGCCGGCGTCAGGCTCATTTCCCCTCCCCCGCGATCTGCGCCCGGAGTGCGTCAATGTAGGCAACCATTGCTCGTATAGATGCCCTTGGCACTTCATGCTCACACCTTGCTTTGATTAGTTGTCGCACGTAAGCCATCTCTTTTGGCTCATCAGTAAGTGGCGCAGCGGTGGTTTGCGCTCGGTCACTTTCGCCCTTTTCATCGCCCGATAGTTTTGTAAGGGCCACGCTAGGCACCGCTGCGTTTGAACTGGTTGCAAGATCGGCGCGCGCTAGTGCAAGCCATTCTGATGCAAGGCGTGTATGCGTGCTGCTGTCAAGCGAAATGCTGATTAATTTGTCCGCCGCTTCCGGTATCGCAGCCTCCCCGCGCTCGACAGCCGGGCACTCTTGCGAATGCGTCCTTGCCAGTGGCTGTCCCCCGTTGGGCGCTGCGATTCTTTGCGTAGCCAGCCATTCTTCGCGAGGCGTGCATGGCCGGTTACAGGCGGAATATGAGCCACAACATACACCGGGATTAGACTCCAACTCCGCAACCCGCGCCACAGCCTTGCCGCAGTCAGTTCTAAGCTGCGTGTTTTCTGCGTCAAGTTCAGCGACCCGCGCCTCGGCTTTCACTGCACGCTCACGGCATTCCACAGATAACCTAAACGCTGCCTGACTGTCCGCCTTCGCTGCGGCAAGAGCCTCTCTGCATTCCGCAATCTTCGCTATACCGTCCTTGAAACCTTGTCGGTAGAAATCCTGTCGAGTTGGCGTCTCGCACACCGCCTGCGCAAGTTGCGGGGCGGCGGAGAGCATGGCCTTGTAAATAATTACGAATGTGTGTCGTGATATTGGCAGCATATATTGAATAGCGTTCCACAT